TTAATAAACGCCTGATACAAAACTTTATCATCAATATGCCTGCTTTCACACCCCTTTTCGCCCTTCACCGGATACTTACCGTTACACCGCCAAATAACCCTTCTGAGTCTTTCATTAGTAGAATTCCATACCTTCCTGCCAAAAATCTGTCCGCAAGAACCGCAGATGACTCTACCCGCAAAGGGGTTACTGGTTGTCGCATATTCAAGCTTCTGAATGCCAAACTTTAAAGCGAAATTCCGCCTGCGCTCCATCTCAAGCTGCACCGCTTCCCACATCTCTTTATCTATAATGGCCGGATGGCTATCCTCCACATAATACTGCGGCACTTGGCCAGTATTGTCTGCCCGCTTTTTGCTAAGAAAATCAACAGTATAGGTCTTCTGCAATAAAGCATCGCCTTTATATTTCTCATTGGTAAGCATCTTTCTAATGCTGCCTTCATACCATTTAGACTTTCCATGCCAGTTTAATACGCCATCATTCTCCAAGTCTCTCGCAATTCGATTGGCCCCTTTACCGTCAAGAAATTCCGTGTATATGCGTTTGACGATTTTTGCCTGCCTTTCATTAACAATAAGGTTACCGTCTTTATCTTTATCATAGCCTAAAAACTTGGTGTGGTTGATATGCAGCTTGCCTTGCTCGAAGCGCCTTCGAATGCCCCATGTTGAGTTTTCCGAGATGGACCTTGACTCATCTTGCGCGAGCGAGCTAAGAATGGAAAGTAAGACTTCACCCTTGCTATCCAGCGTTTTAATATTCTCCTTCTCAAAAAATACTTCCACACCTAATTCTTTTAATAACCGCACAAAGGTCAACGTATCCAGAGTATTCCGGGCAAACCTCGATATGGACTTCGTTATGATCATGTCTATTTTTCCGGCCTTACAATCTTCAATCATCTTATTAAACTGCTCACGTTTTTTTGTGTTAGTGCCGCTGATACCTTCGTCAGCGTAAATCCCTGCCCACTCGTAATCCTGATGCCCTTGTATATATGTAGTATAATAATTAACCTGGGCCTCGTAGCTGGATAACTGCTCTGCCTGATCGGTCGATACCCGGCAGTACGCGGCTACGCGTTTTTTCTGTATCTCCAAGTTTTCCGCCAGACTTGTTCGGTTCACTCTTGCTGGTATAACGGTAATATTTTTTGCCATGTTTCACAACCTCCTCAACCACAGTTTCACTTTGTATATTCATCCTGCCAACAGTCACCTCATCAATCACTGTACCTTGGCAGGCATTCTTGCCATTTTTAATGTAGTTGCTGCATTGCCATACAATCCTTTTACAGGTATATTTACTATTCCAAGTCCGTCGCCGTAAAGGCGCTCCGCATTTACTACATAGGAGCATTCCCGTCAGCGGATAGCGATTTTGGTATTTCTGTTTTGTTTCCTCTACAATTCCTTTAGCCTTAGCCCTTAGTTCCATTTGCCTTTGCGCTTCGTCCCAAATTTCCTTGTTTACGATGGGCGAATGGTTATCCTCAATATAAAAGCTATCGACTTCTCCATGATTCATGCATTTCTTTTTACTGAGGTGATCCTTGCTGTAGGTTTTTTGCAGCTTGGCATCACCTTTGTATTTTTCATTCTTTAGAATGTTCAACACCGTACTAGCATGCCATCGGCCTCCCTCAATAGTCGGAACCCCTTCAGCATTAAGCTCTTTTGCAATAACAAAAGTTCCCTTACCATTAATACAGTCATTAAAAATCCGCCTCACAATCTCCGCCTGACTCGGGTTAATTATTAATTCGCCCAATTCATTCTTGTCGTAACCTAAAAAACGGGCTGTGTTAATTACAACTTTGCCTTCTTCAAACTTCCGCCTGTATCGCCATTTAATATTCTCACTAGTGCTTTTACTTTCTTCCTGAGCAAAAGAAGAAAGAACGGTAAGCATTAACTCACCGTCCCCGTTTGCTGTAGATATATTCTCTTTTTCAAAGATAACTTCCACTCCCAGACTTTTTAGCTCCCTGACCAACGTCAATACGATTGTTGTGTTTCTGGCGAACCGTGAGATGGATTTTGTTAGGATTAGGTCTATTTCCCCTTCTCTGGCCAGTTCCAGCAGCTTTTGAAATTCTGGCCGTTCTTCCTTTGTGCCTGTCAAACCGTAATCGGCAAATACACCGACATATTTGTACTCCGAATTGGCTTTAATCAGTTTCTGGTAATATATGGTTTGATTTTCCAGTGACTCGCCTTGGGCTTCGCTGGCTGAAGATACTCTTGCATAAGCACAGACTCGTTTGCGGCTTGGTTTTAACGCTTTTGTCGGTTCAATAATTCTGACCCGCATAACTCTCCTCCTCTCTATCAGCTTATCTTATCTATCACTCTGATGCTCGGTTAAGTCAAGTTGACAGAACCTTTCGCATTGCATTTTTGAACCTTAATGCAATATCTGGCCTTCTTTTTTAGACCCCAGAAATCGCAGAAATGAATGATCGCCATACTTTGAAGTATTTTCTAAAACCTTTTGGGAAAAGTCAAAATTTTGCCGTGTATGAAATTGTTCCCCCCACCCCGGTCCGGCAATACGGCTTCCGATCGTAACCCCTGGGGGGTGTATGCTCATCTAGAAGTCCTTCATCTCTACTTCTCTTTTTCTTAACGCCAGCAGTTCATTATCATTACTTACTTTATGAGGGTTGTCCATCCACTTGTCTCTGCTTCGGTTCTTGAGCCAAAAGATTTGCGCGGTCACATCCGGAGCAATCTGCTTCTTTATTTTCTCTATTCTTGTTTTTCTTGACCCGCCAATGTCTTGCTCAATAATAGTTTTTACTTCTTCATACTCATATCCCAGAGCTCTCTTAACCATTGCGTTTTCTACCTCAAGGTCAACTACTTCCTTGCCCTTTTTCAGAGCCGCAGAAATGGAAGGATACGAATTCGACCATACTCGTAGTGTTTCCGTAGTAATTCCCATATTTTTTGCTATTTGCGCATTAACAAGTCCCTGCCTTGCCCAGCCTTCTATTTTTTCTAATCCGTCAGGTTCCAGCCATTCTTTATACTTGCCTTTGGCCATGCAATCACTCCTTCCTTGGACATGCCATACTAACCATCAAATTTCTTTATGTCTGCATAGTTAAATTTGCTGCCTTCCCGCAGAAGAAAGACACCATCATCAGTTCCACTTTGTTCTATATATCGTTTGACCCCTACATCAACATACTTTTCATCAAGTTCACAGGCATAACAAATTCTCCCGGTCTGTTCGCAAGCAATCAGTGTGGAACCACTTCCAGAAAAGGGCTCTAACACAATACAGTTAGATAGACTGCTGTTTCTAATGGGATACGCAATTAACGCTACCGGCTTTGTTGTCGGATGATCTTGTGACTTTGCCGGTCTATCAAAATTCCAAACCGTGGTCTGTTTTCGATCAGCATACCAGTTATGCGGCCCGGTTGGTTTCCACCCATACAGAACCGGTTCGTTTTGCCACTGATAATCACTTCTGCCAAGCACTAACGATTGTTTTACCCATTGGCAGACGCTAGAAAGTTTAAAACCGGCATCTTGAAATGCGTTTCTAAAATGCAGCCCTTCCGTATCAGCGTGAAATACATAGATGGCACCACCGTCATCCAGTGCCTCATATATGTTTTTGAAGGCTGCTAGTAGGAATTCATAAAACTCTTTGCCTTTTAGGTTATCATTTTTGATAAGCCTCTCTTTTTCTTTTCCTGCTGTAAAATTTACTCCATACGGCGGATCGGTTACACACAAATTAGCCTTTTTACCATCCATTAGATGCTTAATATCCTCCAATTTAGTGCTGTCTCCGCATAGCAACCGATGCTTGCCAAGCAACCAAAGATCTCCGAGCTTGGATAAAACCGGTTCTTGTAGGGCTTTTTCTACATCAAAGTCATCTTCTTCAGGATCTTTAGGATTGACTTCCCGGAACAGTTGATCTATTTCAGCCTGTTCAAAGCCGGTAAAGGAAACCTCATAGTCTAGGCTTTCTAGCTCTTGAATGAGTTCGGCCAACAACTCTTTATCCCACTCACCACCAATTTTGTTTAGGGCCACATTCAAGGCTTTTTCCTTGGCTTTATCAATATTAATAACCACACAGTCAATTTCAGAGTACCCCAACGTTTTGAGTACAGAAATTCTTTGGTGACCGCCGATAACCGTCATATCTTGATTGATGATCACAGGATCAACGTAACCAAACTCGGTAATGCTGTTTTTTATCTTTTCAAATTCG